CCTATAGCGGTGCTTGCCCGATGGCCCCCTTTGTGAGGTGCTCATCTGTCAAGTCTGCGCGCTGTCCTGCAGCTGCGTCATTGACTCGTGCTCTCAACAGTGCATGTCGAATCGCCGTCGCGGAATTTAGAATTCCCGGTGATTTTTCTTCCCGTAAGGGAAGCGACTGCTCTGCCATTAGAGAGGCTTGGGAGGTGGTGAGGAAAGACCTTCTTTCGCGTGTGCGTCCAGAGGGGTCGAGGAGGTGGTTCAGGCTTAAGTCTTTGCTTAAGTCCTGTTCTCGCCTGTTCGATGCCCCCTGCGCACCTTGCGATCGTAAGGCAGCTCGAATCGCTAAGGAGGCGTGGTTGGAGAAGGTTTCTGCCTTCCCCGACCCCGTCGCCGAAGCGCGCTGCCGGTCTCACCTCGGATTGCTTCGTGCGTCCGCGCGTGAGTTGGTCAGCGGGTGGGGTCGAAGGTTGGATGAGCGGAGGGTCGTTGGAGGTGACCCATACCTTGGCGAGTACGTTCCTGACGTACAAGGGTGTCTGGAGGTGACCCGGGGTCGCGGCGGAACTCTTGCTGGTTCCGCCCTTCCCCTCGGGGATCCTGCTTTGGTACGCTGCGGCGTAGCAAAGACCAAGGGTAAGCATCGCGTCGTAACGATGCAAGGGGCACGTGTCAAGCGTGTCCTTACCCCTGTCCATAATGCCCTTTACGACCACATCAGCTCGTTCGGCTGGTGTGTCCGTGGGGACGTTCTGAAGGACGACTTTGAGTCTGTCCTCCAAGATTGCCGTGAAGGAGAGGATGTTATCAGTGGCGACTACCAGGCCGCTACTGACAACATCTATCTCCCGGCTGTTGAAGCAATCGTGGAGGTCATCTCGGAGGCGCCGGAACTGACGGAAGAGGAGAGGGAGGTGTTGGTCGGTAGTTTCCGATCCCTTCGGTGCTTGAGAGGGCCGTGCGGCGTTGCTGGCACGGTCCCTATCAGGCGGGGCTCGATGATGGGTAACCTTGTCAGTTTTCCCATCCTCTGTGTCCTAAATAAGGTTTGCCTTGACACGGCTTACCTTGTTGCCGATGGTTTTCGGAGCCGTCGTGTGGTTCGCGTCAACGGGGACGATTGTCTCTTTAACGGCGACACCAGGCTCTGGTCAGCTTGGCGTCACGTTACGGGGATTTTCGGTCTCGTTGTCAACGAAGAGAAGAGTGGCCGTTCGCGTCGTTGGCTGGAGCTGAACTCCCAGGTTTACGACGCTCACCGACATTCGTTTGTCGGGAAGCCCGTTCTCTCTTTTCTTCGCGTGGATCGGCACGAACCCGGCTCTATCCTCTCGGAGGTTATCAGGGGTGTTAAGACCTTGCGTCTTGACGTCCAATTGTGGATCGTTAAGGTCCTCATGCGGTACGAGATCTGTATAAGAGGGGTGACTTCCTCTTGTGCGGATCTCGGTCCCTGGTGGCGCTCCGCCCTTCTTCCCTGCCGTTGGTTCCGGGCGGCGGCCCTCGTTGGTCCCGCGCCGGTCAAGGAGTGTGGTGTAGACCGAGATGTGCCCGTGGTTCACGGGCCTGTCCCTGTCGACGAGGTCTTTGACCTGGTGTCTTCCCGTGCTGCTGGGCTTCAGCGCGAGCGGGTCGATTACTGGGCGGGGAGGTTTGTCAAACCTCGCCGTAGGGTAATCGATCGCCAAGCGATAAGACACTGGTCAAGAACTCGCGGTCTCCGACGGCTTTCGAGCCGCTTCAGTTGGGGTGGTTGGAAGTGGTCCTTCCTCTGGCCTCGGGCCCTCCTTCTCTGGTTTGAGGAGGAGTGTCCTTGGGCTCTCGAGGGTGGGCCTGGCGGGGTTTGGCGGACTGACCATCCGTTCCTAACCCGTCAGCCTCGTTTCCTTGAAACGAGGTCTTCCGACCGTCCTCACCTGAATCCCGCCTTTGCCCCTATCCTCACCGGTTGCTGGGTCTCTTCGACCGAACCGGGAGTACGGGTTCAATATGCGGACGACGCGTGCCAGCTGTAACAGGGAGGTTCAGCCGTCTCTACACCTTAAAAGGCCTCGGAAACTGACCCGAGCGGAGCTCGGTGGGTCTTTGAGGCGCCTGTGCCGTCATGAGAAACCTGTCTCTTGGCGCTATACCATCTTGAATGGGAGGTACATCCCGTG